ATCTTTTAAAGAAACTAAAATAGGAGCTTTCTTAGCCGCTAAGGCACCTAAGGTATTAAATGCAATAGGAGACGTGTTACCTAATCAAGGAACGCTGGGTGTTGTAAAAAATATTATATCAAGTGATAATAAGATTAAGGCAATTGACAAAGAGCAAGCTATGAAGCTTATAGAACAAGATATAGCTGAAATGAAAGAAGTTTCTAGTAGGTGGAGATCTGATATGAAATCAGATTCTTGGCTTAGTAAAAACACAAGACCTTTAGCTCTAGTATTCTTAACCGCATCGTCAGTATTTATGATGGCTGTTGATTCTTTTCATATGCAGTTTAACGTAGATGATGCTTGGATAAGTTTATTAAAAACATTGCTGGTAACAGTATACGTAGCATACTTCGGAAGTCGTGGTGCTGAAAAAATAACAAAAATAAATAAATAAAAATGGACGGTTTACAAGGAAATATGATGGCTCAACCAAGGATGTTTGGTCATGATGCCGTTGCTTTAACAGCTGGAACAGGTAGAATAGCTAACACTGAAGATAGAGGCGTTGTAATATATAGTGGTAACTCTACAGAACAGGATATTACTATTACAACAGAAGCTGGTGAGGACGTTGTATTTAAAAACGTACAGCCAGGTACAGTTGTAGGTAATACAACACCTATGTTAGCTACTAAATTAAAAGTTGGCACAGACTGTGTAGCAATATTTTAAAACAACAAAACAAACAATAAAATCAAATAAAATCAAATAAAATGGCAAAAGCAAAAAAAATAACTAAAAAAGAATTACAAGATTTAGTTGAACCACATAAAAAATTAAACGATTTAATAACTAGTATTGGATCTTTAGAAACTAGAAAACACTCCTTACTTCATGAAGTAGGTTTATTAAACGAAGGTTTAGAAGATCAAAAAGCTAAATTAGAAAAAAAATACGGATCCGTTAATATTAACTTAGAAAACGGTGAGTTAACACCAATAGAAACTTTACAAACAGTAAAATAATGTCTAAGATAATCAGAAAAATAAGTATTGGATCTGATTACAAGAATGATGCTATGCACTATTCTACTGGTCAAGAAGTTTATGGTGGTCACGTTATAACTGATATAATGTTTGATAATGAAGATAGTTCTTACAACATATTTATAAGTAAAAACAGTGAAGTATTACCTTGGAAAAAATTTAATAGTAATATGTCTGTTTCAGTAGAGTACGATTTAAATTATTAATGAAATCTTTATACAATTTTATTGTTAAACCTTTTAAACAAAGGTATAATAATATTAAAAAAGTTGATAATAAAACACTTATTATTAATACCAGTATTGAAGATCATAAATTTGTTAGTAAGAAAGCGGTAGTTGTTTCTACGCCTGCCGCTTTTGATACTGGCGTATCAGTTGGAGATGTAGTATATATACATCATAATATATTTAGAAGATGGTATGATCAAAAAGGCAGAGAGCGTAATGGCGCTACTTTTTTTAAAGATAACCTATACTTTTGCTCACCTAGTCAAATATACTTGTACAATGACAAAAGCCACTTAGATTATTGCTTTGTAAAACCAATATTAAATAAAGACATTTTAATAAACAATAAAGAACAGTTTAATACTGGAATATTAAAATATTCTAATAGTTCTTTAGAAGCTGTAGGAATAACACCTGGAGCATTAATAACGTTTACACCTAATTCTGAATTTGAGTTTATAATAGGTGATGAACGTTTATATTGTATGAAATCAAATGATATAGCTTTAACGCATGAATATAAAGGAAACGAAGAAGAGTATAATCCAAGCTGGGCAACTAGCGGTTAATGAATTGATAAAAGTAGCTAAAGAACCTATAGTTGATACTGGTGAAGATGTTACTGCCGATAGACTTAAAAATGCGGCAGCTACAAAAAAGCTTGCTATATTTGATGCATTTGAAATACTAAATAGAATAGAAGAAGAAGAATCTTTATTGAGTGGTAAACCTAAAGAAGAAAAAAAAGAAAGAGTGTTTAAGTTTGCAGAAGGGAGAAGCAAGTGACCTACGAGCAAACACTTTCAAAAGAAATTAAGGACGTTGTAAATCCTAAAGTATTAGCTAAAAACAATAGATTTAAAAAATGGGAGTATGGCTATAACTCTGATTATGATTTTATAGTAATAAGTAAAACTGGAAAAATTGGACAAATCATTGAAATACAAAATCTCAGGATTGCTTTACCAGCAACAGATGAACCGTTTAAACGAAATAAAGAAAAAGCGGAACAGTACTGGGAAAAAGCAGAGTATCCAAAAGAATTAAGTAGAATTAAAAGCAGATTTGACTGGGAGGAATACCCATCAGATTTTAAAGAAAAATGGTACGATTATATTGACAATGAGTTTACTAGACGAGAACAAGGATTTTTCTTTTATAACAATGGTACTCCTACTTACATTACTGGCACTCATTACATGTACTTGCAATGGTCAAAGATTGATGTTGGAGCACCAGACTTTAGAGAAGCAAATAGATTATTCTATATATTCTGGGAAGCATGTAAAGCAGATAATAGATGTTACGGCATGTGTTATCTTAAAAACAGAAGATCTGGATTTTCATTTATGTCCTCGGCAGAACTTGTTAACCAAGCAACAATATCTTCAGATTCAAGATTTGGAATACTTTCTAAATCAGGAGCAGATGCTAAAAAAATGTTTACAGATAAAGTTGTGCCTATATCAGTCAACTACCCGTTCTTTTTTAAACCCATTCAAGATGGTATGGACAGGCCGAAGACTGAATTGGCATATCGTGTTCCAGCATCAAAGCTTACTAGAAGGAAGCTTGAGTCGAATGAACAGCTAAGAGAACTAGACGGACTTGATACAACTATTGACTGGAAAAACACAGGTGATAACTCTTATGATGGAGAAAAGCTAAAAATATTAGCTCATGATGAAAGTGGTAAATGGGAAAGACCTGATAATATATTAAATAACTGGAGAGTTACAAAAACTACATTACGTCTTGGTTCTAAAATTGTAGGTAAATGTATGATGGGCTCAACTTCAAATGCTTTAGATAAGGGTGGAAACAATTTCAAAAAACTATACTATAATTCTGACATTACTAAAAGAAATAGAAACGGACAAACATCTTCTGGACTCTACAGTTTGTTCATACCTATGGAATGGAACTATGAAGGATTCATCAATACTCATGGACTACCTGTCTTCTTTGGAAGCAAACATAAAGTCAAAGGAATTGATGGTGTTGAAATTACAACAGGAGTTATCGAGCACTGGGAAAATGAAGTTGAAGGATTAAAAAGTGATCAAGACAGTTTAAATGAATATTATAGACAGTTTCCAAGATCAGAAGCTCATGCTTTTAGGGATGAAGCTAAAGATAGCTTGTTTAATCTTGTAAAAATATATGAGCAAATAGATTACAATCAAGAGATGAACTTAAATAAAGTTGTAAGCTGTGGTAACTTTCAATGGATTAATGGAATTAAAGATACTCAAGTTGAGTTTAATCCAAACAGTAAAGGTAGGTTTAATATAACCTGGATACCTAATAAAGATTTACAAAACAATGTTATATTAAGAAATGGAACTAAATACCCTGGTAACGAGCACATTGGAGCTTTTGGCTGTGACTCTTACGACATTAGCGGTACTGTTGATGGTCGCGGCTCTAAAGGAGCACTTCATGGATTAACAAAATTTTCAATGGAAGACTCTCCTCCTAATCATTTCTTTTTAGAATATATATCAAGACCTCAAACAGCTGAAATATTTTTTGAAGATGTTTTAATGGCTTGTATATTTTACGGCATGCCTATACTTGCTGAAAATAATAAACCAAGGTTATTATATTATTTTAAACGTAGAGGTTATAGAGGTTTTTCAATAAACAGACCAGATAAATTATTTAACAAATTATCTACTACTGAAAAAGAAATAGGTGGAATACCAAACTCAAGTGAAGATATTAAGCAAGCACACGCTGCTGCGATAGAAGCTTATATTGAAGAGAAAGTGGGTAGATTAGAAACAGGATATGGAGATGTTTATTTTCAAAAAACATTAGAAGATTGGGCTATTTTTAACATAAACAATAGAACAAAACATGATGCTTCTATAAGTTCTGGTTTAGCTATAATGGCTTGCAATAAAAATAAGTATAGACCTGTACCGTTTAGAAAGAGTAATGATATGAAATTAAATTTTAAAACTTACGATAACTCTGGTACATTATCAAAAATAAATAAATAAATGCAGATTTACACTAATAGTAATAGTACTTTTCCGGATCAAGTAGTTCCAGCTGAAGAAAAAGCTACTCAAGAGTATGGGGAAGCAGTCGGTAGAGCTGTAGAGGGTGAATGGTTTAGAAACTTTAGAGGAACTGGATACAAGTTTCAAACTAACTATACATGGTTTCACACTTTAAAACTTTATGCTAGAGGCGAGCAACCTGTACAAAAATATAAAGATGAATTAGCTATAAATGGCGATTTATCCTATTTAAATTTAGACTGGAAGCCAGTGCCTATAATATCTAAATTTGTAGACATAGTTGTTAACGGTATGTCACAGCGGAGTTATGAAGTAAAAACAATGGCTCAAGATCCTGAGTCTCTTAAGAAAAGAACTCAATACGCACAGAGAATAATACAAGATATTGAACAAAAAGAATATATAGCTGCTGTGCAAGATACGTTTGGAGTTAATATATCTTTAAGTCAAACAGGTGATAACACCCCAGAAACATTAGATGAGCTACCAGCTCATATGCAATTAAATTATAAGCAATCTATAGAAACAGCTCAAGAAGAATTAATAGATTATGTTTTAGACAAAAACAAATATGATTTAGTTAGAAAAAGATTAAACTACGATTTAACAGTGTTAGGTATATCATGTGTTAAAACTTCTTTTAATTTGTCTCAAGGAATAACTGTTGAATATGTTGACCCAGCTTCTATAGTTTACTCTTATACTGATGATCCTAATTTTCAAGATTTGTGGTACGTTGGAGAGGTTAAAAACTTAACAATACCAGAAGTTAAGAAAAAGTTTCCAAACTTAACACAAGAAGAGGTTTCTACATTAGAAAAATACCAAGGTAATCAGGAATATCTTAGAGACTGGAACGGAAGGTACGACGATAATACTGTTCAAGTATTATTCTTTGAGTATAAAACTTTTGTTGATCAAGTGTTTAAAATAAAAGAAGGCCCTAACGGTCTTGAAAAAGCTTTAGAAAAAATGGATACTTTTATTGCTCCAGAAGATGCAAAAGGTTTTTCTAAAGTAGCTAGAACAATAGAAGTATTGTTTAGCGGTGCAAAAGTTTTAGGACACCCTATGATGCTTGAGTGGGGACTTTCAGAAAACATGACAAGACCAGAGTCAGACTCTACAAAAGTAAATATGAGTTACAACATAGTTGCTCCGAGAATGTACAAAGGCAGAATTGAATCTCTTGTTTCTCGTATAACAGGTTTTGCAGATATGATACAGGTAACACACTTAAAACTGCAGCAGGTAATGTCTAGAATGGTACCAGATGGTGTTTATTTAGACATGGATGGTTTAGCTGAGGTAGACTTAGGTAATGGAACAAACTATAATCCAGCAGAAGCTTTAAATATGTATTTCCAAACGGGTTCTATTGTAGGTAGATCTATGACTCAGGATGGTGCAGGAAATCCCGGTAAAGTTCCTATTCAAGAATTACAATCTAGTTCAGGTGGTGCTAAAATACAATCACTTATATCTACTTATCAATATTATCTTCAATTAATAAGAGATGTAACAGGTCTTAATGAAGCTAGAGACGGTTCAATGCCTAACTCTGACTCACTAGTTGGTTTGCAGAAGCTAGCAGCTGCTAATTCAAATGTAGCTACAAGGCACATCATGCAAGGTGGTTTGTTTTTAACTCTTAAAACTTGCGAAAATATATCTTTAAGAGTAAATGATGCTTTACAGTTTCCTATAACTAAAATGGCTTTAGAACAAAGTATAAGTACTTACAATGTTGCAACGTTAATGGAAACATCGAATTCTCAATTAAGAGATTTTGGTATATTTATTGAGTTAGAGCCAGACGAAGAAGATAAAGCTCAGTTAGAACAAAATATTCAAGTATCTTTACAGACTCAGTCAATAGACTTAGAGGATGCTATAGATATAAGACAAGTTAGTAATTTAAAACTAGCTAACGAACTACTTAAAAAACGAAGAAAGCAAAAGCAAAAGAAAGATCAACAATTACAACAAGCTAATATTGCTGCTCAAGGACAGGCTCAATCAGAAACCGCAGAAAGAACAGCTATGGCAGAAGTGCAAAAGCAACAAGCTTTAGCAGAAACTTCTATCCAGTTAGAGCAAGGTAAGTCTCAGTTTGAAATACAAAGAATGCAGATGGAAGCTCAAATTAAAAAGCAGTTAATGGCTGAAGAGTTTAATTATAACATGCAGTTAGCTAAAGCTCAGAGTGGTAACAAAGCTGCTAAAGAAAAAGAAATTGAAGATAGAAAAGACAATAGAACTAAGCTTCAAGCAAGTCAACAAAGTGAGATGATCTCACAGAGGAAAAACGATGGCACTCCAATAAACTTTGAATCGTCAGGTAACGATAATTTAGGTGGATTTGGATTAGAAGAGTTTGGACCTCAGTAATTTTACATTAACTATTATATTATATTATGTCAAAAGAAAAATCAGAAACAAAGGAGGCTCCTGACGGTACCCTTCAACAAGGTGAATTTAAAATTAAAAGTAAACCTAAAAAATTAACACAAAAGCAAGAAACAGCTAAAGTTGATTTAACAAAAAAAGAAGAAGATGCCAATACAGAGCCAAGCGCAATGGGTATACCTACAGAAGAACCTACCGAAAGTATTCAAGAAGTTGAAGTACCCAAACCAGAGGTTCAGCAAACTGAAGAAAAGATCGAAGAAAAAGTAGAAGCTAAAGAAGAAGTAACTGTTATAAATGAAGTAACAGATGAGAAAATTGTTAAAAAAGACAAGGTTGAAGAACCTGCTGAACCAACAATAAAAGTACCCGAAAACATAAAAAAACTTTTAAGTTTTATGGAAGATACTGGTGGTACTTTAAACGATTATGTTGATTTAAATAAAGACTACTCTAAGTATGATAATGAAGAAATACTAAGAGAGTACTACAAAAAGACTAAACCTCATTTAGACTCAGAGGAAGTTGGATTTTTAATAGAAGACAACTTTGCTTGGGATGAAGATGAGGAATCAGAGCGAGACATTAGAAAGAAAAAAGTCGCTTTGAAAGACGAGATTGCTGAAGCCTATAATTTTTTGGAAGATTCTAAAAGTAAGTATTACGACGAGATCAAGTTGAGACCGGGCGCTACTAAAGAACAACAAAAAGCAACAGACTTCTTCAATAGATATAACAACGAACAAACAGCACAGAAAGAAAAATACAACAGGTTTACTAATGGTACTGATAATTTTTTCAAAAACGATAACTTTGAAGGTTTTGATTTTAACGTAGGTGAAAAAAAGTTTAAATACAATATTAATAATTCTGAAAGTGTGGCTCAAGATCAAGCTGACCTCGGTAATTTTGTTAAGAAGTTCTTAGATAAAAACGGAGAAATCACTGATTATAAAAAGTATCACAAAGCTCTTTATGCTGCCAACAACACGGATAAACTTGTAAATCACTTTTATGAACAAGGCAAAGCTGACGCGGTTAAAGAAATGTCTGCTAAATCTAAAAATATAACTTTAGACGAAAGACCAACTAACAACGGAAGCGTATTTGTTAATGGCATAAAAGTAAGAGCAATAAGTGGTGTTGACAGTTCTAAGTTAAAAATAAAAACAAAACAAAAATAAAACTTAAAACAAAAAAATCATGGGATTTGAAACAAATGGGGCTTTCCCCGCGTCGATTACGCCAATGCCTCAAAAGGTTGCGCAACCGACAAATTATATAAACTTCCAAAACGACGGTGTTTCAGGTGGTAAAGCTGAATTTACTCAGTGGTTACAACAGTACCTACCTGAATTATACGAATCGGAAGTAGAAAGATACGGAAACAGAACTTTATCTGGTTTCTTGAGAATGGTAGGAGCTGAAATGCCAATGACTTCTGATCAAGTTATTTGGGTTGAGCAAAATAGATTACACATTGCTTATGATGAAGTAATTAGTGACCAAGATGATAAATTAACTATCAAAACTGGCGAAAACAACGCTGTAAGAGCTAATCAAACTATTGTTGTTTCTGATGGATTTAATACAGTAAAATGTTTAGTTAAGTCTACATCTGGTCAAGACATTATTGCTTTACCATATACTGCAACTAATCTATCTGGATTAGGTACTACAGTTAAGTTATTTGTTTATGGTTCTGAATTTGCTAAAGGTACTACCGGAATGGTTGGTTCAATTAGCCCAGTTCCTCAAACTTTTAATAATTCACCAATTATCATGAAAGATAAATTTGAAGTATCAGGTTCTGATGCTGCTCAAATTGGTTGGATTGAAATAGCTACTGAAGATGGTTCTAATGGATACTTATGGTATTTAAAAGCTGAGTCTGAAACTAGATTAAGATTTGAAGATTATCTTGAAATGATGTCTGTTGAAGGTGAATTAGCTACTGCTACTTCAGCTGCTGTTGCTGACATGGGCGCAACTGGAGGTTTTACAACTGCTGTTAAGCCAAAAGGTACTCAAGGTTTATTTGCTGCTATCGAAGATAGAGGTAATGTATGGAATAACTTTGCTGGTGCTGCTGCTCCTGGAGCTGGTGCATTAAGTGATTTTGATGCTATACTTAAGCAATTAGACAAGCAAGGAGCTATTGAAGAGAACATGTTATTCTTAAACAGAGCTACTGCTCTTGATTTTGATGATATGATTGCTGCTCAAGCTGGTGGAGGTTATGCTTCTACTCAAGCTGCTTCTTACGGTTTATTTGATAACGAAGCTGAAATGGCACTTAACTTTGGATTTGCAGGGTTTAGAAGAGGTTCTTATGACTTCTACAAAACTGACTGGAAATACTTAAACGATGCTACTACTAGAGGTTTAACATCTGATATTGATGGTGTTATGGTTCCTGCTGGTACTACTACTGTTTATGATCAAATGTTAGGATCTAACATCAGAAGACCTTTCTTACACGTAAGATATAGAGCGTCTGAAGCTGATGATCGTAGAATGAAGTCTTGGATTACTGGTTCTGTCGGTGGTGCTTTCACTTCTGATCTTGATGCTATGGAAGTACATTTCTTAACTGAAAGATGTTTAGTAACACAAGCTGCTAATAACTTCGTGTTATTTAAGTCAACTGTATAATTATTAACATTTAAAGATTAGAAATTATGAGATACATTCAATTAAACAAAGCTAGTGGAGCGTTTGACGCTTTATGTGCTGAGAATATAAAATCAATTAAACTTGATGCTGCAGCTGCCACTTTAGGAAAAATAAACGTTTTATACGTTGGAGATTCTAGTGCTTGTGTTATCGTACCTACTGGTTGGGACAAAGATGATGCTGCTACACATTTTGTACAAGCAGATGTTCAAGCTATGAACAAAGCCATTATTAATGACTTTGATTTTAAGCCTCAAAGACAAATATTAGACTTATCTCTAGTCGTTGCTAGCGTAGGCTAATACATCACAATAATAAGATCCCGCTTCGGCGGGGTCTTTATTAATTATTATATTATATTATATTATGGAAACAAAAGAAAAGAAAAAGCCTGTGGCTAAAGCCGAGGTGACTCCAGAAGTAAAAAAAGATACTTGGGAGTATAAAGATAGAAATTATTATTTAACCTTTGATAAGGAACCTTTAACTTATAAATTAGCGTCTAGACACACTTCTAGACATCCGCTAATGTGGTATGATCCAGAAAAAGGTTATAATAGAGAAATTAGATATGCTACTAATCAAAAGTCTATTTTTGTTGATGAACAGAAAGGACCTGTAACTTTAGAGCATATAGTTTTTGAAAACGGCACTATATCAGTACCTAAAGAAAAGTCACAACTTCAAAAACTGCTTTCATTATATCATCCTAGTAAAAATAAACATTACAACGAGTTTGATGCTGTTGAAGTAGCTAAAGATGACTTACAAGATTTAGAAAACTCATTAGTTGCTATGAATTTAGCTTATGAAATAGATGTTGATAAAGCTGAAGCTATATTAAGAGTTGAAGAAGGCTCTAGCGTGTCTAAGATGAGTTCTAAAGAACTTAAAAGAGATTTATTATTATTTGCTCAAAACCAACCAGAGTTGTTCTTAGAGCTTGCTAATGATGAAAATGTAGAACTTAGAAACTTTGCTATAAAAGCTGCAGAAGCTGGAATCATTAAACTTTCTCAAGATCAAAGAACTTTTTCTTGGGGATCTAATGATAAAAAGCTTATGAATATTCCTTTTGATGAAAACCCGTATTCAGCTATGGCCGCGTGGTTTAAAACAGATGAAGGTATAGATGTTTATAAATCTATACAGAAAAAATATAAATAACAAGTGATTATAATAAAGGCGGCTATGCGGCCGCCTTTTTTATTTAAATAAATACTAAAAATGGTAGATGTAAATGTAGTATACAGAACTGTCTTATATATATTAAACAAAGAACAAAGAGGTTTTTTAACCCCAGCTGAGTTTAATAAAGTTGCTGAACAGGTTCAACTTGAAATATTTGAACAATATTTTGAAGACTTAAATCAGATGTTGAGAATTCCTCAAACAGACAATGAATATGCTAATCGACAAAAACAGCTTGAACAGAAAATAAGTATTTTTGAAACAAATGGTGATTCAACTTATATAGCTGTACCTGATCCAAATAATCCGCCAACTAATGGTGGAACATACACACTACCCAGTGATTTACACAGATTAGGCACAATATCATATAAAGACAAATCATTGCAAGAAATGCAAAGAAACGAATATCTGTTAGCTTACAAATCACAATTAACTAGACCTACTGAACAGTATCCAGCTTTCTATGCTTATGGTACAAACAGTCCTGATGGAGCTTTTGTTCAATCAGCACCAACTAGAATAAAAGTTTTTCCAAATACAATTACACAAAATTTACCAACTTATTACGTTAGAAAACCTAAGCCTCCAGTTTGGGCATATACTGTAAATGCTACAACTGGTGGTTATGTTTACCAAGGTGCTGCTGATTCAAGCGCTAATCCAACAACAGGATCAGTACAGTTTGAGCTAGATGCGTCAGAACAAGTAAGTGTAATATTAAATATACTAATGTACTCTGGTATAATAATAAGAGATCCTAGTGTTGTACAAGCAGCGTCTGCTCTTTCACAACAAGATGAACAAAACGAAAAATCATAATAAATGGGCTTAATAACTGAAACTAACGCAAAATACTACACGGGTTCTGAATACTATGTTGCATCCGCATCAGGAACTTCTTTTGTTGCTTATAAAGGAGATATAGAACTTCACGATGATGGAGGTGGTAATCCATCGGGTCCACCTAATTATTATGTAGCTGTAAACACATCTGCCGATCCTACTACTTTTGTAAGACTAGACGTTAGCAAATACTCTATAAACAGTAACCCTAACTGGACCGAATTCGACCCAAATGTAGGTAGTCAAAAAATAGATTTTAGCCCTAGTATTGATGGTGCAGTAAACCCTAGAATAAAAGTACAATTAAAAAATCCTAGTATATGGAGTAATTATGGTAGTTATTCTTACATAACTCTAGAAGAGGTAATTACAAATTTCTTAGTTGGATATGTTGGTGCTGGTAAGATAATAGCCAACGTAAGAAGAACTGACGTTATGTTTCATGCTAAAAGAGGATTACAAGAATTTAGTTATGATACTTTAAAATCTGTAAACTCTATAGAATTAGACATAAGCCCTTCTAACACGTCTGTGATACCACAAGACTACGTTAATTATGTAGGCGTATATAGAGTTGATGGTTCAGGTGTTAAACACCCAATACATCCAGCACAAAATTTAACAAGTAATCCATTGGAAGTCCCTGTACAAGATAGTGAAGGATTACCAACACATGGAGAACACGGGCAAATGATACAAGCTGATGAGTCTGAGACTTGGAAAAGATGGCAGAAAGCTAATGATACAAACATTATAGGTTTAAACCCAAATGAAGCAGGCTTCAATAGTAATGCTAATATATACCAGCAAGATTGGTGGAATTACTCTTATGGCCAAAGATATGGTTTAAACCCTGTTACAACTCAAGGTAATGGATGGTTTACAATATCTGAAAGAGAAGGCAAATTTATGTTTAGTAGTAATCTTAAAGGTCAAATGATTATACTAGACTACGTTTCTGATGGATTAGCTTATGATGGAACTAGTAGAATTCCAAAAATGATAGAAGAAGCAATGTACATGCATATAGCTTATTCTATATTATCTACAAGATCTAACGTTCCAGAATATCTAGTGCAGCGTTTTAAAAGAGATAGAAGCGCTAAGTTAAGAAATGCTAAAATAAGATTAAGTAATATAAAGCTTGATACTTTCATACAGCAAATGAGAGGTAAATCTAAATGGATTAAACACTAAATTAAATGGCTGAATCAAGAAATACATTTACTGACTCTAGAATGAATCAAGATCTAGATTCTAGATTAGTACAACCCGGAACCTATAGAACCGCAACTAACATAGGTATAAGTAGATCAGAAGGAGATGGTGTTGGATCATTAGAAAATGTTCTTGGTAATTTTAAAATATCAGATTTTGGAGTTTCTGAAAACAACTTAACAATAATAGGTTGTATTTCAGATGTGTTAACTAATAATATAGTTGTATTTTTAACAAATTATACTGATAATTCTGTAGACAATTTATCAAACTTTGCTAACACAGAATCAAAGCATTATATAGCTTTATACAATACTAACACTTTACAATCTAATATATTAGTAAGTGGAAATTGGTTAAATTTTTCTACTACACATATTATAACTGGTGTTAACATAGTAGAAGGTTTGTTATTTTGGACTGATAATAGAAATCAACCTAGAAAAATAAACGTTAATAAAGCACAAGATAACTCTAGTTATTATTATAATGAAGATCATATTTCTGTTGCTAAATATTATCCTTTTGAACCAATATCTTTAATACACTCTCCAATAACAAATTACAGCATAAATTCTTATGTTGATGGCCCTAGTGGTCAAAGAGCAGATTATGTAAATAGACCTAACAATTGGGCTGCTGTTGGCGTAAATGGAGCTGCTACTAGTGGTGAAGGTTTGTCATTTAATGTTGTAGCAACAGATGTATATGGTAACCCTTCCTCTTTGAATATAAACAACACAGGCAGTGGTTATACCAACGGAGAAATAGTATGGCTAGAAGGTTCTTTAGCTTCTAATCCAGTAGCAATAACTTTGACTATTCAAAATATTGCAGGTATGCAAGATGTTTTTAACGAAAAACTTCCTGATGCTACTAGTTATAACCCATTTTATGACTCAACTTATGATGGCGACTCTGAGTTTATGAAAGATAAATTTATTAGATTTGCTTATAGATTTAAATTTGATGATAATGAATATTCTTTAATATCTCCTTTTACTCAAGAGTGTTTTGTTCCTATGCAAGATGGTTATTTTAAAGGAGAGGATGAAATTAAAACTTACCAAAGTAGTGAAAACTACATTATGGAAAATAAAATAAACAACGTAAGAATCTCCATACCTTCACCTATGGATTTTGTTAATCAACAGAATATATTATTTAAAGATATAAATGACAAGTTTAAAGTAAAAGAAATAGATATAATATACAAACAATCAAACGAAAACGTATTAAGAGTTGCTTATACTATACAAAACTCTGAATGGGTAGATAATAATCAATTATTTTTCTTATACAATTATAGAGGCTCAAAACCATTTAAAACACTACAAGAGTCTGAACTTTTAAGAGTTTATGATCAAGTACCTGTAAGAGCTTTATCTCAAGAAATATGCGCAAATAGAGTTGTGTATGGTAATTTTATAGATAAACCAACACCACCAACTGATTTAAATTATACTGTTGGCTCTGACTTTAAAGGTGGCGCAGGTGGCGCTATAGATAGTCCTTTAAGAATAGAATATCAAAATCACACTTTAAAACAAAATAGAACATATCAAGCTGGCGTTGTGCTGTCAGATAGATATGGTAGACAATCTACTACAGTTCTTTCATCTCAAGATAGCGTAGTTACACCTACTGGCTCCACAACTCAAGGTTCCACCTACTATCATCCTTATAAAACAGGAACAAATATTAAGAGTTCTTCAAGTGATTTTTCTTACTATAGTTCAACAATGAGCAATGTACCTGAACGACTTTTTACAACTAACGCTTCTCAAGGTCCTGACACTTGGCCAGGCGATGCTTTAGAAATGACATTTAATACGGTAATAACATCTACAAAAAGCTCAACCACTGGAGAGCCAGGTTTATTCTCAAGCACAAACCCATTAGGTTGGAATAACTGGAAAGTTGTTGTAAAACAGCAAGAGCAAGATTATTACAATGTTTATTTTCCAGGTCTATTAAATGGATATATAGATGGAGAGTCTAAAGATCCGTTAAGCGCTAGTAGCACTGAACCTATAGGTCACTTTGCTTTATTGGGTGATAATATAAATAAAATACCTAGAGACTTGTCATTATTAGGTCCTAATCAAAACATATTTAGATCAGGTAGACCAACATTCAACGAAGATCCAGATTATTATACATCTACAAATGCTGATGGTGAGAAATTTACATTAGATCCATATGATCCTGAAGATGAAGCTATATTAAAAACTAGAGATAGAAAAAGAGATCTAGATAGTGGTAGTCAAGTAGACAATGCTAGTATAAAGGTATACCCAAGAGTATTAAACTATTGGAAAACAAGCCAATCGGCTTCTACAGATCCTAAATTTATATCTCAATATTACAATGCTCAATGGTATCCAGGTAGCGAGTATGATACAATAGTAACAATAGGAACAGGAACTGAGCTAGGTTTATGGTCACCCGCAGCGCCATCTCCTTTTGATATTGCACCTGTTTTTTATTCATATCAAAACAATCCATTAATAGCTAAAATAGAATTAACCGATACTAGTGCTGGTGTCACGGGTCCAAGTCCTAAAGCTGGAAGATTAAATTACGAGGTTGAAGATATAAGAACTAGAGGTGATTTCTACGTAACTGGAAGCGAAAACTTACAGAGTAAGCCTCACACCAGTACCAATCCTCAACAAGGTTTACTTTTTAACATAACAACTGTTCTAGATGCTAACAACGCGAGACAAAGTGAAGAAGGTAAAGAAGGAAAAATAGCTGATGATGGAATTGAAATATCTAATTTAGATGACAAAAGAATAAGAGGTTTTAATCACATTACTAGTTACGACAGTAGAGGCGCTGGAAAAGTTGACATAGATATTATTGGCGGCGACAACACTGGGAAAGTAACTATACTAACAACAAAATCAGAATATCCAGGTAAAATGGTTCCTCAACTTTCTGTTTATGAAGTAAAACCCTTAACATCTAAACTAGATATATATTGGGAGACTTCAACTAGTGGTTTAATATCTGAGCTTAATTCAAATATTGTAAATAATAACTTATATTTACCAACTGAAATTAGATCTGGAGATGTTAGTTATTACCAATCTGAATCAATGTCTCAAGGTTCCATGGTTACTGCTTTATTTAAAGCTAGAAATTATAGAGGTGATTTGATAGATATTGTTGAAGCTTCTATAGTTAGGGTTGATAAAATAAATGCTAACGGCAATAGGTCAGATGTTACTAGCAAGTTTGCTTTACAAGCTCCAGCGGCTGGACAATTAAGAATAAAGACAGATGCTGTTTTTAACTATGAAACAATTGGTGAAGATTATGTGTTTACTTTAAACTTAGGTACTGAAAACGATCCTGCTTCTGCAGCTGGAGGTTTACTATATACAGAATTAACGGTAAATGGAACTTTAAGCAACATATCTCCTAGTGCTCCTTCTATAGCTACGCCTCAAACTATTGTTTGGGATTTATCTAATAGTGCTTCTGGAGGAACATCACTAGCTAGTATACTAGGTTTAAATGGAGGGCTTTTAACTCCAAACATAATACAGAGTTGGAAAATATATAATGTACAGCCATATAACGATATTGACTCTACAACACTACCTGTAAAAGATAGATTTATAATATATAGAAACACTTCTGTAAACCCTGAAGTTGGTACTATAATATTAGACCCTACATTAGTAACAACTGGCCCTCCAGGTGCTAGTTTTATAGATACACCAGTTTACTACTATCCAGATCCAAATGTTCCAAGTAATAAAACCTTATGGAGGTATCCTATAAGAGTTCAATTATTTGATGAAGCAGGTAGAATTGGTCCTAATGGTTCTCCATATACAATAACCGTAGTGTTTGGTACTTAACGAGTAAACATGCAAAAAAACAAGTAATTATATTATTATGGGTTATAAAGTTCAAGTAAAATATTTTAACTCTTTTTGGAATAAGAAGATAATGGAAAAGCAAGTAAGTTTACCAAACTCACCTGGCCAGCCAAAATGGCCTGGGTTACCTTGGAATCCTAGCTTTACACCATCTAACGGTAGCTCTGTTATAACTTATCCTACTTTTCCTGCTAACTATCAAGGTGGACAATCTGAAGCAGGTTGGTTAAACTACTATGTGGAAGAATCTAGATATAAGGGAGGTTTTAATAACCAAGGTGTTACTCTAGGCGTTAGAGCTTACGCTATAAACGATAGTAGAGAAAAACAAGACAGATCTAGTAGTTTAATATACTCAGGTGTTTTAAACACAAGAACAGATTACAATAACACTAATGTGTTCTCTATAGCAGATGCTATAACAAAAGATTTAAATCCTCAAAATGGCTCTATACAAAAGCTTTACTCTGAGAACACTAACTTAATGGTTTTTCAACAGAACAAAACCGGTTATATTCTTGTTAATAAAAATGCAATATACTCTGGTAGTCAAGGTTCTGCCGAGGGTGGAGGTATAACTTTTTTAGGTCAATTAGTTCCATTTGCTGGTGAATATGGTATAAGTTCAAATCCTGAAAGTTTTGCATTTTACGGATATAGAAAGTATTTTGCTGATAAGTATAGAGGTATTATTTGTAGAGTTTCTGGAGATGGTATAACTGAAATATCAGGATACGGAATGAGTGATTTTTTTAGAGACAAACTATCTAGTATAAAAGATGGTTTTCAAACGTTTACAATATCTCCTACATCTAGTGCTATATCAATACCCTCTGGCTCAACGGAGTTGTTAGCCGTTACTATAATAAATACTAATATATCACAAGTTGACATAGGATCTATAATTGATATAGAATTAACAAATAAAGATTCTGGAAACATAGATGTTAATTATACAGGTAATGTATCTAACACATCTACTAGTGGAAAAGATTTAATAGTTCATTTATCTCCTAAAATAACAGGTTTAACTCAATCAACTAACTACGTTGCTAAGGTAGATATATCTAGCGTTTATAGAGATAAAGTTTTAGCCGCTTGGGATACTCATAATAAATTTTATACAACATCTATTCAAACACTTCCTAGACGTTTTTCAACTTCTACCGATACTTTTTCTACTTTAAGTTATGAAGAAAGAGTTCCTCAAGGTGGAGCTTGGACAACTTTTTATACTTACAAGCCTACAATGATGGTTAGTTTAAAAGACTCGTTTTATAGTGTAATTGATAAATCTTTATATAAACATTACTACCAAGATAAAACTGGTTTAGACGAAGACAGAGGTAGTTTTTATGGTGTTAAAGAACCTTCTAGTATAACTTTTATATTTAACAATAATCCTACAATAGTTAAAAACTTTAATACATTATCGTACGAAGGAAGTAATGGCTGGGAAGTAGAGTCTATGGTTTCTGATTATGAAGGTTTTGAAGCTAATGGACCATTTCCTTCTGCTACGCCTTTAAGTTTCTCTCAAGACACTCAATATAGAGATATAGCTAGACCAATAATGAGTTACATAGAAGGAGTTTATCAAGACGGTGGTATAACTTTTAGATCAGGTTTTGATAGAAAAGAAAATAAATACGTTGCTAACATAGTAAACAACAGTACTCAAAGACCTAATGAAATAATATATGGTAGTGATGTTAGTGGTATAAAAGGTTATTTTACAACTATTAAAATGAAAACAGACGCTACGACACAGCCAGGTGGTGAAAAAGAATTATTTTCAGTTGCGGCAAATTTTGTAATATCATCAAATTAAATGGAATTAACTAAAAAATTAAATAAATCTTCAGAAAAAAAACTAATTGAAATAGCTCAACAATCATCTTTAATGGATAAAAAAACATTTAGAGAAAGAGTTACTGATTTTTCAAAAGCTTTTGAAACTAACGAAGATGCCTACGGTTTTGGAACTGTAGTAGACGATAACAATCCATTAGAGCATTTTTTTGGTGATGGTACTTATATTAGAAAAATAACAATGCCTGCTAATCAATTAATTGTAACTAAAATACATAAAATAAAACACCCTTATTTTATATTAACAGGATCAATTACAGTAATAACTGAAGATGGAGTACATAAATTATCTGCTCCACATTTTGGTATAACCATGCCAGGAACTCAAAGAATTATATACGTTCATGAAGAATGTGTTTTTATAACCGTACATCCAACTGACAAAGAAGATGTTGAAGAAATAGTGAAAGATGTTACGGCAGAAGATTTTAATGACCCAATAATAAAAATAAATTAATATGCTTTTAACAATAGGACTAACAGGAATAGCCTTAACAATAGCTACTGTAGGCGCTGCTACAGCAGCTGCTGGAGCTATAGGATCAGGTGTTGTTGCAACTAATAATGCTGTGAAAAATAAAAGATCAGCACTACTAGAAGGAGCTAAAGCCAGAAGATTAGAAAAACAACTTGAAGCTTTAGAGCAGAGTAGACAACCAGTAATAGATCAATCGCAAAAAATAAGAAATCTTAAAAATCAAGTTAGTAATCCTTACGCTAATTTAGGCGTTGCCATGCAAAGCGCTAATCTACAAATGGAGCAAACTGATCAAGCTTTAGCAAATACTTTAGAAACTATAAACGCTACAGGCATGGGAGCAGGTGGAGCATCTGCATTAGCCAAAGCCGCTGCACAAAGTAAAGCAGGCATTGCAGCAAGTATTGAAACTCAAGAAGCTAATAATCAAAAACTAAGAATAGAAGGTGAACAAAAAGCTCAAGATACAAAAATAAACATTGAAAAACTTGCACTAGCAGAAGAAGTAGCAGCGTTTGATAGACAAGACGAAAGAGATGTTTCAAAAATGAATAGGTTAGCAGGCTTAGAAGACAGAGCTAATCAAAATCAAATGATGTATCAGCAAGCTGCTCAAGAACAGTCAATGCAAGCCATGGGAGCTGTTACAGATTTAGGTACTTCTATGATGAGCATGGCAGGAGGAATGCCAGGTGGTGGCGGTGGAGGTGTTCCAGGAGTAGCCCCTCCAACTGGGGCTCCATCTGATAGAAGATTAAAGAAAAATATTAAATACATTGGTAATTCAGATTCAGGACTAAAAATATATACGTTTGAATATATTGATAAAAAAGGAGTTTATAAAGGAGTTATGTCAGATGAAGTACCTAGCGATGCCATTACAAAAGATGTCAATGGATATGATTTAGTAGACTACTCTAAAATTGATGTTGAATTTGAAAAAGTTAAATAATGGGAGCATACGAAAATCCACAACAATTACTAACAGCTAATATGTTAAGGCAAGAAAGTGCTAAAAAATATACTGGGCAGTTGGCTAAAACATTTGAATCTTTTGTAAAAGAAAGAAAATTACAAGCTAATGCTGCTGAAAAAGCTATTAGAACAAACCAAACAGCTGCGCAATCAGCTTATGATAAAGAGTATTTAGAAATAACTGGAATGGCTAATAAGCTAGGAATTAGTGATGAAGCAGAATCTTCATCTATGAATGCTAGAATAAAAGAGCAGTTAGTTATTATAGGTACAGAAATGAACAATGCTATAAGGCAAGCTGGGCCTGACGCTAGTGCAATGCAAGTAAGTCAAATAAGGTTAGCAGCAATG